CCCTTCTCTGTAAAGACTGGGTTTTGCTCGAATCGTTGGAGGGCTCCTTGGGCTATGCTTTTCTCTAGGTCGTTGAGTTCGGGGTCGGGGTTGTCGCCTCCCCTCATCGCTAGGTCTAGGAATGGCTTTAGTTTGTTCAGCATACCATTCCCCACCTGTTGAGGCATATCTTACAGTATTCGTGTTCAATGTCTAGGTCGGCGTTCTTTCTCAGTTCGTCAAAGTTGCTCCAGTTCTTAGTGGTGGAAGACTGGATTATGTTTCTGATGTGGTTCATCTTCTTGCCGTGAAACAGTTCTTCAATGGAGTCCGTGAAGATGTTGCCTATGTGATATTGTTCTATAGGTATATGGATGGTGTGATTATTGAAACGTTCAAAGTTGTAGTCTGCACTGCTTACATAGCAACAAGAATACACGTCGCCGTTCAACTTAACGGTTAAGGAGGTAAGGGGGGCTATGCAAGTCCATTGACGAGGGGTTTCTTCTACTCTGAGGTATTTAACGTTGTTTTGGTATGCTTTTCTCTTGAACTCTTTAATTCTTGCTTTTATTTGTTCTTTCGTTGGCACGAATAGGTCGTGTTTCTTTTGGTCGTGGGTCTTGGCGTGGATGAGGTGAATTGTGGCTCTTATCTTCTTCGCATATGGGATAAGGAGGTTGAGGTCGTCCACCGTCTGTTTGATGACTACAACGTTTAAGAAGAGGTGGGCGTGGGGCTTCATCTTCCGTAGAAGTTCTACGTTTGCCAAGACACCCTCTAGTTCAATACCTCTAACTTTCTTGTAGGCTTCTGGGTTTAACGTGTCAATAGAAATTGCAATATAGGCGGTGGGGTGAATGGATTTAATGTTCTCCTCATTAAGCAGTGTTGCGTTAGTGGTGAAGGTAAGCGCCAGCCTTCGGTCATTCAGCAAACCCATTATTTCAGACCATTGGGGGTGAAGAAGGGGCTCACCGATTCCTATAAGATTGAAGCTTTTCAACGTTGGTATCTTATCTAAGATTTCCTTCAACTTCTCAACGGACAGAAATTGTAATCCATGTTCTCTTCGGTAGTTTCCGCCGATACACATAATGCAGTCAAGGTTACACCCGATAACGACTTCTTGATTGAGAAGTGTTAGAACCGGATTTGTCATTTCTGGGGCTTCCTATTCTGAGAACCAAGTACAAAGAGGATCTCATTGATGCATTTTTGGAGGTTGTTTCGGATTTCACTCCCCCAAAAACGCAAAACTACCCATTCATTCTCTTTTAGTGTTTTTTCTTGTTGTCTGTCTTTTCTCCAAATATTTCCATTATCAAATTCCTTTGAGTGCCAATAATCCCCATCCGCAAAAACAGCGACCTTCTCTAAAGGAAAAACAATGTCCGGCTGACAGATACCACAAACAGGAATGTGTGTTTCATATTTTATGTTGTTCTTATTCAATTCTTCTTGTAAAGCAACCTCTATTGTTGTATCCTTTTTCGGAATAACGTATTTTAAGCGTGCTTCACGTAGTCGTTGTTTTGTTGCTTCAGAGTGGGTTTTACCTATACGAGCTAAGGCTATTTTTTGTTTGTGTTCTTCAGAAAACCGTTTTCCCTTATTACCCTCAGAAATTTTCTGTCTATGATTCAATGAGAGTGGTCTTCCTCTCTTACTATTTGATATTTTTTGTTTTGTTTCCTTTGTTAGTGGACTACCTTTGTGAGGGTGGGGTTTGCCCCTAAGAGCGATTGAAATCCTTCTTCTTGTTTCTTTAGAGTTCTTTTTTCCTTTATTAGATTCGGATATTTTTTTTCTATGTTCATCAGAAAATGTTTTACCAGCCCAATAACCAGAATGACCCTTCTTATATATTTCTAACACCCCTATTTTCTGGATTTAAGTAAAAATTCACCTGATCCCAGATTATGTCCTTAACCGAGTACTTAACCTCAAAGCCTATCTTCTCAATCTTCGACGTATCACTGAACAGCACGGGTACGTCGGCGGGTCTGAACCTGGCTGGGTCGATGTTGATCTTCACATTGCCCTTATTCGTCTTAACGATTAGACCCTTATCTGCCGGGGTGAACGTCAGGCGTCCCCCGAGGAGAAGGTTGTCCATACGTGTCTTCTCGAACTCTATGCCGTACCACGGGTCGGGGGCTATCTCCGCAGGGTCGCCATACTTCAGCGTGGTCCCTGTTTCAAGGTTGTCTATCTCATATCCCAATACTTCAAGGGTCCACATGATATATGTTAACACGGAGTTGGTACGCTTGGAGCCCTGCACGTACACATCGCCGTCTCGTCCCCGTTCCGCTAGGAGGAGGTAGCCGTCTACGATGTCCTCTACGTGGCTCCAGTCTCGGAAGGAGTTCACGTTGCCAATGTTTATCTGGTCCTGTTCACCATGGGATAGGGCGACACCCTGACATGTTATCTCAGAGGTTACGAAGTGGTCTCCCCGTCCTGCTCCCTCGTGGTTGAAGCCTCGGCTCACCACGGTTCTGAGGCCATAGACGCTGTGGTAGTTCCTCATGAGGTGGTCGCCGGTTATCTTGGACACAGCGTAGGGACTCAGTGGGCGCAGGAAGTTCTTCTCATTTATGGGAAGCTCGGGGACTTGTTCGGCTTCAGGAAATATATATCGGGCGTCTATTTGACATAGTTCTAGGTGTTTCTCGTGTGCTATCTGAAGACCGTATTCCTCTGAGGAACCTGCGAACACTATCTTGGGGTTGGCTCCCTTGAGGCGTATTGCTTCGAGGAGGTTCTGGGTTCCCTGGCTGTTGACTCTGAAGGTTTCAAGTGGATCGGTGAAGCTACGGGGAACGTAGGACTGTGCTCCGAGGTGGAACACAAGGTCTGGCTCAGATTTGTGGACTGCTGAGATGAGGCTGGTGAGATCTGTGAGATCGCCATTTAAAAGTGTTATGTTGTCTAGGATGCCCTGTTCGACTAGGCGTTTCGGGAGAGAGTGATCGGCTCTCTTACGTGCGAAGCCGTACACTTCGTCTCCTCTATCAACGAGGGCTCTAGCCAGACGACTGCCCACAAAACCCGTCACGCCGGTAACAAGGGCTTTCATCGTATCTCCTTCCAGATGAGGGCATAAAGCATGTCTATCGCCATCTGTTCAAGAGATACGAGAGTACCATCCTTTTTGATGTACGGCGTCAAGTCGGGGGGTAGCCCCTCTAAGGCTTCAGGGTAGACACGTTGGATTCCGAGGCGGTGGATGTCGAGGTGGTAGATGTTAATCGTGGGGTCAGCCCACACCTCGAAGCCCATCTCCTTGGCTGCAAGGCAGAAGCTCCGGTGGGGACGTTCCCCATATGGTGTGAAGGCGAAGGCTTTCCTCGTCGCTAGGTAGCAGGTTCCTATTGAGTCGAGTTGGAAGGGTTTACCGGGGTTGGGGGGGTCGAAGGGGTGGAACCTTGATCCCTCGTATCTGAAGCAGTAGGTGTCGAAGAACTTGTCAGGCACGTAGCCGTCCTCCCACACGTAGGGGGAAATTATATCCTTGTCGTGTTCCTTGAGATGTGTAATCAAATTTGGGGGGAACCTCATCACGTCACAGTCAATCAACAGGAAGTGGGATTCGTCGCCCTCTGTCATGATTTCCTGCATCTCCCCGTAGACGGGGGCAATCTGGTGTGCTGTCTGTGCCTTCATAGGGGGCTCTAAGTAGAGTTCCACTTCATGTTGTGTTATCTCGGACCAGTTCTGTATGATTTCAAGTGTCTGGTCCCTGCTTTTTCCGTAGATCCACACGACACGAGAAACATCCTCCAGATTCTCCAGTTCCTCTAGGAACTTGGGAAGCCACAGAGATGAGTTTTTGACGGGGACTCCTACCATGGTACTCATTGTGGAGCCTCCATGTGTTCAAACAGGTCTTCTATTGTTGGATATCTACGGATACACACTGAGGGCATACAGGCATTCCTTATCCGTTGAGGACAGTCCTGTCCATTCACACACCGTCTTATGGGTCCACGCTCAAAGAACGTAGGACCATCCAAGTATCGACGATTGCTCTGGTGGAATGCCTTCTTCCATCCTTCAGATAAAGGAGAAACAATCAACCTCATATTAGTTTCCTCCTTTCCCGAGGCGTCCATATCAAGTCTGGACTCAACTTCTCCAGTAGAATAGTCCACAGCTCGGCGATGATTTCCCAGTCATAGTCAAGCGAGAACGTCCGAGCCTTCTCCCCCAGCGCCTTAACCTTGTCTGGGTTATTGTATGCATCCTCGATGGCGTCGGCTGCATCGAATACATCTGCTTCTGCACCATAGCTTAGGAGGTTGGTTATCTCTGTTTTCGTGTAGTCGATAACCCATCCATGTCCTTCCGCCAGTTCTGGCATGGCCGTGAAGTTCGTGACAATGGGTGGAACACCAGAGGCGCAGGCTTCTATGATTGGAAGGCCGAATCCCTCACGAGTTGCGATGTTGAACAATACATCCCATGAACGAGTCACCCGCCCCATTGCTTGCTCGTTTAACCCACAATACATGGCATAGGGATGTGTGAAACGGCAAAGGCTGTCTATCCCCCGTTCTTTTCCGAGGAAGCCAAGAGGCCACCCACCGGGGAAGTTCTTCCAGGTATGAAGGTGTATACGGGCATCCTTGCGGGCGTCAGGGTTCTGTTCCAAGAATATCTTGAAGGCGTCGAACATGCCGACAAAGTTCTTACGCACCGGGTCTTTAGGGGCTGCGTTGATGCCAATTATGAAGTCGTCTGGACTCCATGGAGACCCGACACCCTTTGTCATGGGGACAGTTTGTTTTAACGCAAACTCTCTGTCAACCACTTTCTCTTCTGCTTCTTGGGGAGGCTTGAACACGGATGTATCAACCCCCAGAGGGATTAGAGTGCTTTCAATACCCTCACGGGCAAGAGCTTCCTGTCCGAACTTGCTCATGGCAACGGCATGAAAGGCTTTACGTGCTTGATTGTTGGTGCCCAACGGCGACGGGTCATGGTCTACAGGTATCCATGGAATCCACTTGTCGTGTATATCCAAGAAGAAGTCTCGTCCCTGTAGGTCTGGCATGTCTGCGATCCATATATCGAAGAAAGTGATCAAACAGTCAGGTTTCCAGTTTTTTACGATAAGATCCGCTGCGTCATCGCCGAGGGGACTGAAAAGCTTAGGGTAACGCAGATACTCATTCACGTAGAATGCTTTTCCGTCCAATCCCCAGAAACATAAGAGGCGTATGTCGAACTTATCCTTTATCCGGTTGAGAACTCCACGAGTACCCACGCCGTACCCAGTCGGGCACCAGTCAGCGTTGGCCCACCACAATACTTTAAGTTTATTTAACTGATCTTGATTCTCCAACTTTGTATCTCCTGAATAGAATATATAACCCTAAAAAGCGGGTTGGAAGAGGGTTCTGGCTTAGAAGCCGACTATTGCTAGTCGTCCTTGCTTCTGATCCACCAGATTCCGTCGGGGTGTAGACACGTTCCACCGAACTTGATCGTCGCCAACACATATCGTCTCTGTTGCCTCACGACGTACTCAGACTCGATTCTGAGGCCGTGTTTGACAGCACCGGCTATGGCGTTCTTCGCCAGCAGAAGACTGTCGTAGCTGCCGCTCCCAACGCTCAGAGTCCCCTTGGGGACCATGAGAATCTGGAGGTTTAGCCACTCCAGCACCCTTCCGCCGGTGATAACGTCACGGTTGCCGTAACGACATGCATAAACGAAGTTCGTATCTTGTAGAAGGCTTGACATAGAGACTGGGTGTGTGATGAGTACGACGGGCTCATAAGTTCCGTTCCTCATGCTGCCCATCGCCTCTGCGATTAGGCTTCCACTGAGGGCACTTCCGCTTAGGAGGGTTCCAGCCGTACAGTTGTCGGTTCTTGCTACTCTAAAGAAGTAGTTGTCAATCTCACGGTTCAGGCAGTCTGCGAGTCCTGCGTTTAGCTCTGTGATAAGG